CAGGTTTTCCAGCTTCGTGATGAGCATCGCATCCGCCGGGAAGTACGGGACGCGTACCGCTGGCAGGTTGCCGATGCGTTTCTGGCTGATGATGACGTCAGCGGCCAGCATCTCGCTGTTGTCCTGCTCCTTGTTAACGATGGGGAAATACTTGTCCGCCAGTAGCTGACGTCCCACAATCACCACAAGGTCAGGGTCTTCCTGATACCACGGTTCAATCAGGTTATTGGTCGCATCCATCACCAGTGCGTCAAGGCTGGCATAATCACCGCCCTTACCCACGCGGATAACCTCAGAGGTGGTGTGCCCTTCCTCGTCAGTGACCTTGCTCATCACACGCGCCGGGGCTTCATTGCGGTATTTCTGCAGCCAGCCGACCGCCACATCCTGCAGCATCGGATTACTGCTGCGGTCAGAGGTTTCGGCACGCTTCACGCCGTTAAAACCGGCCATGATGAAATCAAGGGACTGGCGTTTGATAATGGCGTTACGGATACGGAGCTGGAAATCCTGATAACGCGCCCACAGGTCCAGCGTTTTGTAGCGGATATAAAAATCGAAGTTAATCTGGTCGCATTCGTACTTGTTGGACGCCAGCTTCGAGAAGTCCTTCGGCTGACGCTCGGTGCCACCGGCGGTGTCGGTGGTGCTGGCGATGGAGCCGGTGACGCCGATGCCAATTTTTTCCCCTTTCATTTCACTGACCGGCACAATGTTGATGCGGGTCAGAAAGTCAGAGGACTCCTGCATGGTGTTCATCAGGGTCTGGGTGACCGACGGTTCAACGGTGAATTTTTTCGACACATCACCGGCGTCGATGCCGTTCAGTTCGGCAACACGGGACAGGTAAGCATTAAATTTAAAGCGGGTTTCCTGGCGCATAGTTTTTCCTGAAATTAAGGGTTAATCGTGAAGGTTTTCCCGGACTGACTGACACCGGTCAGCAGTTCGTCATCAGGGCGTCACCGCCACCACCGGTGGCCTTGCTGCGGCGCTGCTGGGTCAGACTTTCGGTGTGGTCGAGACTGTTTTTCAGGCGGGTGAATGCCTGGCTGGTTTCATCCGCCCTGTCAGTCACCTCCTGCTTAAGTGCGGAAAAGGCGGTTTCCATCTCAGCGAGGCGCTGCTCAGTGGCACTCAGTTTTTCCTGCACATGTTCAGCAACAGCGGTCACCGCTTCATGCACGTCATTCAGACGGGCGTCATCGCTGGCCTGTTTGCGGCCAAAAATGGATTTCACCTTTTCGGTCAGGGCGGTGAACACGGTTTCAGGCAGGTCTTCAAATTCCAGCTCAACGGGCGTTGCCACTGAAATCAGGTTTTCAGGGCTTAATTTGAAGCGGTTCAGAGGGTTGTGTTTTGCCGTGCGGCAGAATTCCAGATATTCCGTGCCGAGGCTTGCCGGGTCATCGGTGACGGCCAGACCCACCAGATAACATTTGCCGGTGTTGGCAAAGTTCGGCTGAATTTCCATTGAGGTGTAGACCTTCTGCGCGGCCTTGTTCATCGCGATAAGGTCATCGGTCGGGGTGATTTTCGCAAACAGCGCCCATTTGCCTTTCAGCGCCGAATCGTCATCAATCTTTTCGGCCTTCAGTTCGGCCACATCGCCATAACGCTTAAAAATACCGTCAGGCAGGATGCCGCGCAGATGTTCCAGGTTAATGCGGCAACCATAGACTCGCGGGTCAAAGGTTTCGGCCATTTCCTGAATATCCTGCGCACTGATGACACGCCCGTCACAGGTGTCACCCTCAACGCCGATACGAAAGAATTTTGAGACTTTTTTTGCCATTGTCAGGAGTCCTGAATAGTGATTAGAGGAGTCACATGTCGGCATCAGTTTCCCGACGATGCGCATCCTCCGCCATCAGTCCCGGATGGCTTATCACTGACACAACAGCACCTTAGCGAATCGCGGGGCGCGACTCAGTAGCCTTGCCGTGTATTCATCACGGCGAGGTATTCATGACCATCACCACAGACACCACTCTTTTACACGACCCGCGTCGTCAGGCGGCGCTGCTGTACTGGCAGGGGTTTTCCGTGCCGCAGATTGCCGCCATGTTGCAGATGAAACGCCCGACGGTGCAGAGCTGGAAACAGCGCGACGGCTGGGACAGCGTTGCCCCCATCAGCCGTGTCGAAATGAGTCTGGAAGCGCGACTGACCCAGCTCATCATCAAACCGCAGAAAACCGGCGGTGACTTCAAGGAAATTGACCTGCTGGGACGCCAGATTGAACGACTGGCACGGGTCAACCGCTACAGCCAGACCGGCAACGAGGCAGACCTTAATCCGAACATCGCTAACCGCAACAAAGGCGGGCGGCGCAAACCGAAAAAGAATTTTTTCAGCGACGAGGCTATCGAAAAGCTGGAGCAGATTTTCTTTGAGCAGTCTTTCGACTATCAGTTGCACTGGTATCGCGCCGGGCTTGAGCACCGCATCCGCGATATCCTGAAATCCCGCCAGATTGGCGCGACGTTTTATTTTTCCCGCGAGGCGCTGCTGCGCGCCCTGAAAACAGGTCATAACCAGATTTTTCTGTCGGCCAGTAAAACGCAGGCGTATGTGTTCCGCGAATACATCATCGCCTTTGCCCGTCTGGTTGACGTTGACCTGACCGGTGACCCGATTGTCCTGGGCAATAACGGCGCAAAACTGTATTTTTCTCGGCACCAACTCCAACACCGCGCAGAGCCATAACGGCGACCTGTACGTCGACGAGATTTTCTGGATCCCGAATTTTCAGGTACTGCGTAAGGTGGCATCAGGTATGGCCTCACAGAGTCACCTGCGCTCGACCTATTTCTCCACCCCGTCCACGCTGGCGCACGACGCCTACCCGTTCTGGTCGGGTGAACTGTTCAACCGGGGACGCGCCAGCGCCGCCGAACGTGTGGAAATCGACGTCAGTCATAACGCCCTTGCCGGAGGTCTTCTCTGTGCGGACGGCCAGTGGCGGCAGATTGTCACCATTGAGGACGCCCTGAAAGGTGGCTGCACACTGTTCGACATTGAGCAGCTCAAACGTGAAAACAGCGCCGACGATTTTAAAAACCTGTTCATGTGTGAATTTGTTGACGACAAGGCGTCGGTGTTCCCGTTCGAGGAGCTGCAACGCTGCATGGTCGACACGCTGGAAGAATGGGAAGACTATGCGCCGTTTGCCGCCAATCCGTTCGGCTCCCGTCCGGTATGGATTGGTTACGACCCGTCACACCGTGGCGACAGCGCCGGATGCGTGGTACTGGCACCGCCGGTGGTGGCCGGTGGCAAATTCAGAATACTTGAGCGTCACCAGTGGAAAGGCATGGACTTTGCCACCCAGGCGGAATCCATCCGCAAACTCACCGAAAAATACAACGTCGAATACATCGGCATTGATGCCACCGGCCTCGGTGTCGGCGTGTTCCAGCTCGTGCGCTCGTTCTATCCCGCCGCGCGCGACATCCGCTACACGCCGGAAATGAAAACCGCAATGGTGCTCAAGGCAAAAGACGTTATCCGCCGAGGCTGTCTGGAATATGACGTCAGCGCCACCGACATCACCAGCTCGTTTATGGCTATCCGCAAGACCATGACCAGCAGCGGACGCAGCGCCACTTATGAGGCCAGCCGCAGCGAGGAAGCCAGCCACGCCGACCTCGCCTGGGCGACCATGCATGCCCTGTTAAATGAGCCACTCACCGCCGGTATCAGCACCCCGCTGACATCCACCATTCTGGAGTTTTACTGATGAGCAAGAAAAAAGGGAAAACACCGCAGCCAGCGGTGAAAACAATGACCGCCAGCGCCCCGAAAATGGAGGCATTCACCTTTGGTGAGCCGGTGCCGGTACTCGACCGCCGTGACATTCTGGATTACGTCGAGTGCATCAGTAACGGCAGATGGTATGAGCCACCGGTCAGCTTTACCGGTCTGGCAAAAAGCCTGCGTGCTGCCGTGCATCACAGCTCACCGATTTACGTCAAACGCAATATTCTGGCCTCGACATTTATCCCGCATCCGTGGCTTTCCCAGCAGGATTTCAGCCGCTTTGTACTGGATTTTCTGGTGTTCGGTAATGCGTTTCTGGAAAAGCGTTACAGCACCACCGGTAAGGTCATCAGACTGGAAACCTCACCGGCAAAATATACCCGCCGTGGTGTGGAAGAGGATGTTTACTGGTGGGTGCCGTCCTTCAACGAGCCGACAGCCTTCGCGCCCGGTTCCGTGTTTCACCTGCTGGAGCCGGATATTAATCAGGAGCTGTACGGCCTGCCGGAATATCTCAGCGCCCTTAATTCTGCCTGGCTGAATGAGTCGGCCACGCTGTTCCGCCGCAAGTATTACGAAAACGGCGCACATGCCGGATACATCATGTACGTCACCGATGCCGTGCAGGATCGCAACGATATCGAAATGCTTCGCGAAAACATGGTGAAGTCGAAAGGCCGCAACAACTTTAAAAACCTGTTTCTCTACGCCCCACAGGGAAAAGCCGACGGTATTAAAATTATCCCGCTCAGTGAAGTGGCAACGAAGGACGATTTTTTTAATATCAAAAAAGCCAGCGCCGCTGACCTGCTGGACGCGCACCGCATCCCCTTTCAGTTGATGGGCGGCAAGCCGGAGAACGTCGGGTCGCTGGGTGATATTGAGAAAGTGGCAAAGGTCTTTGTCCGCAATGAGCTTATCCCGCTACAGGACAGGATCCGCGAGATAAACGGCTGGCTCGGTCAGGAGGTCATCCGCTTTAAAAACTACTCACTGGACACTGACAACGGCTGAACATCGCCGCCTGCGGGCGGCTTTTTTACACCCCGTCATCACGCCCTCACACGCTCACCTCCGCGCAAAACACCCCGCAGACAAACCAACGCCCCGGCACACAATCTAAACGCCATCACGACGCGTTCAGACGCTGAAAAAATAAAATCAGCACCACCGCCAGCGCGCAGTGCTTTCCCCGCCTCGCCCGCCCGCTTCATGGGGCAGTTTGAATGCAGTTGAATCACTATCTTTAACCCGCACCAACACTACCCGAAGCTCATCAAAAAGATATTTTGAAACAAATGCATTATCATGCAACGTAACCATACAATATTGAGAATTGTGTTCTAGAAAAATCCAGAAGGAAAAACATGCAGATCAAAAAAGGAACAGTCTGGCATACTTACACAACCCAGTCACCAACATATGACAATGCGGAGGAAACTGCATCGCAATTAATCAAAACAGGTATGTTTTTGGCGATTTTAACCCCTGATAACACTTTTAAGTGTCTTTCAGGCTGTAATGTGTTATCAACAAAGTTATCAATGAAATACGAGAATAATGGAGTTAGCGTCAATTTGGGTGATGCTAATTTTTTAAACTCTCCCGGCTTATGCGATTTAACAATCCATTCATTCTACAATTGTATCAACTTGAGACTATCAGAAAACAAACTATTCCATATCACAGAGCAATCATATTACAACAACATTATTTGTTGTCAAAAACCCATTTTATTTGGTTGCGGAGAAAATGAGTTTTTCTTAATTCCAATAATACGCCTATATCGAAATGGCATATCCCATATAACTTTCATCGACGAAGAACGTTATGATAATGAATTAAATTATTTCATTGACACAAAAATAAATCTCCCTTTTAATGCCAGCAGTTCAATCATTGCCAGCACGGAGTATACAAACAGAGTCATTGAGCTTGACTTATCACCAATGAATTTGGTCCAGCGAGTTATAGCCAAGAGATTATTGTCAACACAAATCAAACAGGTGGAAGTAAAATCAAGAGATATATCTTGCGACAACTTAACAATCAATGGAAAATATATTAACTACGCAAAAGAATTTGAACTACAAAATAGCTTAAGCGATATCGCTCGCACCACAATAGCAATAATTCACAACACATTAAGAAAAAAACACTAAAAGATATTTTATTTGGCAGAAAAACAACAGACTTCTATCATGGATGGCAAGGGAAACCTAATATTTATATTTTTAGCCATGACAACCAAAAAAGCAACGCCAATAAAAATAGCAAATACAACAAACAATTAATATCTTCACTATTAAGCAAGAGCACTTTTTTTAATGATGAAAAAGACAAGCAAAATCACATCGACCTCAGAGTATTTAATGACTTTAATTATTATTCAGAGCAAGGAGCAACCCTCACACTATGTTCAAAAAAAGTAGAATTTAAAAACATCACAGATTCGTATTCCGAATCAAATATCATATGGGACAACCAAGTAAAAAGTGACCTGAGAGATTTTATATCTTTTTTTTACGAATCCAAAATAGAACAAGTCAAGAATGAGAACAACCATATTGGCCTAGCCACAACCCAAGAGGAAATCATTCAATTTGAGGAATGGTTAAGAGTCTTTTCAAAAAAATATGGAGAAATACAAAACATTATATCCAACAACGTCCAGTCAAATGATTTAGAACTGGCTCGAAAGAACCTTGCCAAAATGTTAAAATCAAGAATGCAAGTTATAAAACTAAAAGATGCAAGCAAAAACGAAATAAGCAACAGGAATATTACGATAACGTTTGGCTTAGTTGCCTCAACATCTCTCTCACCTGTGATAACGAAACCACTCTTTGAAAACTCAGGTATTACCAAGATAATAAAACATCTTAACCTAGGTGGCTATACAGAAACCATTTATTATATTTTTTCCGCTATTTTTGTATCAGTAGTATTATTGTTCATCAATAAACTCAACAGAAAATAATCTCCTACCCCTGCGTTTATAAGTGGGGGTATAAATTACAAAATAGAACCTACATACTCATAACAAAATAAATGATTTTTCATCAGAGGGCTTACACTCTCTTTGCACGCCAGTCACAACATCTTACTCTATTTCAAGGAATTATCTTCTTTACTGATGATTTTGTTTTCTTATACCATGCATTAACCCCCCAGGATTTTCCCGAAACCTCATGGCCATATTAGTGAATAACACCGCCATCAGACAAAATAAGCATCTATGACACATGAGAATTAATCCGCTTGACACAAGAAGCACCACCCTGTGATTTTTGAAACATTAACTGATTATTTTTATTACTTGGCTCACGATGAGTTATACTTCGACAGAAGGTCACTCACAATGATTTTCTTAGCCAAATTAGATGCTCTTTTATATTTGAGTTAAATTACATGCTAACGATTCAATATAATTTAGTCTTCTATTTCAGTATACTATTGACCTTCTTCTGCCTTAGAGTCGCTCTGCATACCAAATTAGTTGTGTTTTTACTCAAATGGATAACGAGAATCCCGGCCACTCATCAGCGACCGGATACGTGAATTTTTTCCCGTCGTAATTTACGGTTGCGCCACGCGCCAGCGCCTCAAGCTCCCATCGCTGCGGTCTGATACCGTTCTGAGCAAGGTCAACGCGGATACGGGTAATTTGCATTCTTTCCGACCGGGTCAGTCTGGCCGATGGTGCAATTTCATGTGGTTTTAACGGGCTTCCGTTTCTTTGCTGACGGTTTGGCGTTCGCAGGTCGTGTTTTAATGCGCCCCTGAGCGCCCTCACGACCTCCGGTTCATTCCATTCAATAACACCGTCATCAACCAGATTAAGCACTGCTGCGGCGTGCTCAGAAGGTGTGGGAGCCGGTAACGAAGTATCACCACCAGTGAGCTTTCCACAGTTATTGACAGGACTCCGAGGCGCGGCGATGCCGCTTTTTAAAGTCAAAGGCTCAACGACCGGCACTTTCGGCACAATGCGCCAGTCCGTGGTTCTGGTGATATGAATATGACGCGCGCCGAGATGCGGCGCGTAAATGCCGACCACTCTCTCGACTTCTTCCTCGTACTCGTTAACGTCATCCGACGGACTACGGGCGACCCTGACAGTCTGACAATCGCGCGGGACATTTGCCCGCCCTGCGCGCTGATATACAACGCAAAATCACCACTGTCTGCAGCGGCGCGTGCAGCCTCGACGCGTTCGTCAAACTCATCAGCAATGCTGACGCCGCGAGGCAATTTGCGTAGTTCACGGTAAGCCCCCATTGTCGGCAGACCAACCGTTTTAAATTGCGGAATGCGCCACGTTGACGCCCATGCGGTAACAGCCGCAGCAGTATCTTTCAGCGGCCTGCCGGTATCGTTATCGAGCTGACCATCCAGTGCATAGCCATCGATGTTTTTTGAGATGTATTTCGCGATATACCCCGCAGCACCGCCCCGGTTAAGATGTTTTGCCTGAAAACGGTTTCGCGCGGCTCCTCTTTCGTCTCCATCCTCTTTGAGCGCGTAGCGACGCATGATTTCAATAATCTGGTTACGTTGGCGTGGATTACAAAAAAGCATCATATGCCAGTGCGGCGTTCCGTCGTGGTGTGGCTCGACGACACGCAAACCGTAGACCTGTAAATCATTATCCTTGAATGCCGTGCGCATCAGGCTCCAGATATGGCAGAGATAACGCTGCGCATCCTTTGGATTAAATGCCTCATCGTTCCAGCCGTGATTTAGCTGGACGGTTTTACTTTCGCCTTTTCCGACCTGACGTGTCGGGTGATACTTTGACGGCGCGGTCAGCGTGATAAACATCCCCACATCACCCTCTGCGGCGGCGTAACGCTCAATACCGGCAATGGTGTTCATCAGCTCCATCCGGCGAATTTCAGGATTAGAAATACTGCCCATCACCTTACTGATAAGGTCGATGCGCTCGCCGGTTTCCCTGTTTTCAAGGTCACACGATTTAAGAAATTCCAGATTTGCCTGGCGGCGTGCACGCACATCACGAATGGCATGTTTACTGGCATAAGGAGAACGGTCTTTATTCACCTCCCCAACAGCAATCAGTAACGCCTCATGCCAGCGCATACGCTGGCCTTTAAGCTGATGAGTCCACCACTCATCGTTAAACAGACGGGCAATGGCAGAATATGCCTGCCTCGTGGTCATCTGTCCTTTACGGTATTTTTTCCAGTAGAGAGGGGAAATATTGAAAGCACGTGCAGCGCCAGCAACATGACCATAGAGGTGAGCCTGCGCCTCATCCGTAAACAGCGATTCTTTTTCGCCATGCGCATCCACCCAGGCATCGCTGAGTTCCTCATACATCATGAAAAGCTGCGATGAAATACGGGCGGCAAACTTTTTCAGCTCCTTGTCATTCATTCCCGGCAGGCGCGCATAGTGGTCACGCTCTGCCAGAAACAGCAACGACGCGTCGGTGTTCATTTCATGGCGCTGATTCACACGCTCAATGCGCGGCCATAAACGACGCTGAAAAGTGGATGTGAGGAAATAAAACCCGTGCACCGGGCTTTTATTGCGCCGGATGTAGTCATAGCGTGAAGTAAACAGCGAGCGCAAAAAGTAAGGCAGGCGGTTAATCGTGGATAAAACACCTTGCACCTGACGCATCTCGTCACGTGTAAGAGGTCTTTCGCGCCAGACAGCCTCGCGTGGCGCGTTCCATGCATAAGCACCGGTAAACGCCTTACCGGTGCCTGCGGCAAATGCTGACGGAGGGACAAAACGCCCGGAGGCTTTAACGGCCATATGAGCCAAAAGCCTCTGAACAACGCTTGCTGAGTTGCTCAACCTGCGCGTTTAAATCAGCAAAAGATTTTGCGCTTCCGGTCAGAATATCATGATGCATCAGGCCGGAAACGAGCTGACTTAATTTCGGGTAATAACCAACCACCGCCAGCCATTCCTGACCGGCGTTTTTACCGCTTTCCGCTCTCTTTTTCTCGTGGAGAATAAACTGAAAGCTGTCACTGGTAACGACATAACGTTCGCCAATTTCAATACGAATACTCATGCCGTTCTCCGGTAATGTTTGTTTTTTGCTTCAAAGACTGACTGGCAGGAAACACAACGCGTGGCTGACGGATAAGCCGCACGACGGGCAGCAGGTATTGGCGCGTCACACTCTTCGCAAACCAGCGCAGAAACACCGCAATGCTTTACCCTTGCCGCGTTAATCTGGCGCTCCAGTAATTCAGCCTGTTGTTCCTGAATAAAATCTACGTTGTCCGGCATTACCAGCTCCTTTTGTCGTTCAGCTTCTTAAATTCATCAGCGCAATAGCTGGCGATTTCTGTCGTTAATTTTGTCAGTTCATCCACGGATGAAATTTGCTTATGAAATACAGCGCGTTTAACAAGTAAATTGACCACATCAGACAGGAGATTTAATTTATCCGCATAAATGGCTATAGTTGATTCCACCATATCCCCAGTGTTTTTATCGCGTTTAATATCAGCTAGCGACAAATCACCATTTTTCATGACTGAAATCTTCAGCCAGTTATTAAGCAATATATTTTTCATTCGCTATATGCCCTCTCCGCAGAATCAATCATTTCCCGGCCATTATCGGTAATACAGAAACCTTCTCTTGATTTGGTCACAAGCCCCCATTTCCCCATTGCTATAAATGCTTTTTCCACACGACTAGGACAGGAGCGGAAGACATCGCTTGAAGGATGTAGTGGAGTCTTGTCATCTAATTTTTTAAGTAATGAAAGTTGATAATCTGTTAAGCGTTTCCTGAACCATTTTGTATTTGTCATCTCCAACTTCCCTGTTATTTATTGAGTCCTAGATTATGGAATTTGGCAGACTCCTGACTGAGCAACTCGACTATCTCCACGCGGGATAACTCCGCCTTTGTGATGTGGCGAATCATGGCATCAAGATGAGACGAAAAGCGCGTTGCTGCATCGGCCTGTGCTTCGGTTCTGGCCTGTTGCAGCATTAATGCGTATTTACCGCACTGATTTTCAGAAACTGTATGCATGACTTTCTCCAGGCAAAAAGAAGCCCCGCACGATTAAGTGCGTTAAAAACTTTGGTTAATTACTTAATGCAGATATTGCTCTGGTTTTACCGACGTCAGAATTGTCGGTGCATATTCAAACAGACTGAATAATTCACGTAATGCACGGAATAAAGCATCACGCCAGTAACATGACTCTTCATTAATTCGCCAGTATGGCTGATTAAATTCTTTTTCTGTCAGTCGTGCGTGCATAAATAAAGTACGGCGCTGACTGACAGTTAAAAAGCTAATATATGCATACTCACTTGCACCGACCTGACGGCGTTTTGAGAATGCCCCACGCAATTCATCAATTGCACAAACCAGCCGTTCACGTTCGACGTCGTTCATTTCTTCAAAACGCATCGTTGCATGACGCTGTTTTAACTGTGCATGGAAGCAAACCGTTAGCCGTTCGCGCTCCATCATCTGATTATAATAATCACATGTCTCCTGCCAGCGAGGGACGGCAAGATGCTTACCAATTATCCGGCGCATAGTTGCTGGTTGTTTTTCAACGAGATTAAGCGTCATCACTGTCATTTCCATACCCTCCGGCTTTTCAGAAAGGTCAGAGCCTTTTTTAACGGACTCTGTTTTTTGGTGCGGATAATGATTCCCTTACGCCCCTTACCGTGGGTAATGGTGAAGTCAATCGCCCTGGGGCTTTCGTTACGCAATAACTGAGCAATACAACGAGGCTCGTTCATCCTTTCCACCTTAAGCCGCACGGCCATGTCTTGATTTGCTGTAACTAATGCGATTTTTCCAGTCATGCCATTCTGTCGGAGCTTCATCAACTAGTTGGGCTGCGTACTTGTCCCACTCACGGCGATTAATCCATAACTCAGCATGACCGCCCGGCTTTAATGGGTCCGTCATATAAAAGGCTGGTAACTTGCCTGCTTTCGCCATTTCAGCAACAGCACGAGGCGTCTTACCGATGTAAAGAGCAAATCCCTCTTTCGAGAGCAAATCCGACGGTGCGGCTGCAAGTTTGATGTCACATTTTTTACTTTTTGTGAGATCAGATACTTTTTCTCCAACATCGTTATTCATTTCTGATCCAATACTCATTTTGATATCCTCAACTTTGGTGCCATTCAACCAGAGCTATTTGAAGCCGCTCTGCGTTGTTCTGGTGTGTCGCATACAACATAAATTACGAGATACGACAATTCATGTCAAATACACAAATCACATCTCAAGCAGAGAAACTCGCACTTATTCGGGAGTCAGAAAGAATGACAAGGAAGCAAGTTGCTGAATTAACTGGAATTAACTACAACACCTATGCTGGATATGAGCAGGGAAAAGTAAAGATGTCTTTTGACGCAGGCATGAAATTTTTCAAGCCTGAAAGATTTCGCAAGTACCGTGACTGGTTCATGTTTGATGAAACTGATCCCGCTGGCGGACAAATAGCCCCGGCGCTCGCGCACATTGGGCAAGACTCAACAACCTTGCACCACTCAGACCAAAAGACTGGCTGACGATTTATTCAGCATATGTATGCAGTAAATGTACGAAAGAAAATTGCATTAATTTTCAAGTAGTAGAAGTAAACAGCGTCATCGGAGGGCTTTATGTCTATTAAAAAGCTCGATGATGGTCGTTATGAAGTGGACGTCAGACCGCAGGGTGCAGATGGAAAACGTATCAGGCGGAAATTTAAAACTAAAGGTGAAGCTCAAGCATTCGAACGTCATGTACTGGTTAACTACCACAACAAAGAGTGGCTGGAGAAGCCAGCCGACCGCCGAACTCTTACAGAGTTGTTAGGCAGATGGTGGATATATCACGGAAAATCACATGAGCGTGGAGATATTGAACGGGGGCGTTTGACGACAATAATCGCCAAATTTGCAGAAATGGGAGTGTCCAGAGCTGACCAGCTAACAAAGAAAACGATAACTGATTATCGCGTTGTAATGATGAACGATGGTCTAAAACCAGCCAGCGTAAATCGGCATCTGGCAATAATGAGCGGGATGTTCACCAAGTTAATTGACGCCGGTGAATACCATTCTCACAACCCGTTCCGTGAGGTTAAGCGATTACGTGAAGCTGTTACAGAAATGGCTTTTTTGTCCAGTGAAGAGATTACACGGCTGTTATCCATGCTCGATGGTGATGAATTAAATGCGACTCTGGTCTGCCTTTCTACTGGTGGACGCTGGAGTGAAGTGTCTAATTTAAAAGCTGAACACATCATTAACCAGATGGTTACGTTTATGAAAACTAAAAACGGAAAGCGCAGGACAATTCCCGTTTCGCAGGACCTGATTAAACGGATCAAGACCAAAAATTCAGGCAGGCTTTTTAATGCCAGTTATTACAAAGTGCGCAACGCTCTCAGGGAAGTAAAACCCGATTTACCTGACGGACAGGCAGTGCATGTTTTGAGGCATACATTTGCCACACATTTTATAATGAATGGAGGTAACATAATCACATTGCAGCGCATCCTGGGTCATTCTAACATTCAGCAAACTATGACCTACGCACACTTTGCACCGGATTTCTTACAAGATGCAGTGACTCTTAACCCGGTGTCAGGAATGTCCATAATGCGTCCATAA